AAGAAAAGATTTCATTCGGGCGAGTGTGTCGCGAGATATTGCTTCGCCTCGAGCAAGTTGTCCTGCTCTAGTACGACCAACGCTTGTGAAGTTAGCACCAGCGTGTCCTTCTTCAATCCAATTAAGAGCGCGTTTTGCTTCTTCTCTTACGGCTTGAGGGGGAACAAAACTATCGGGTGTTGCTTTCTCTACATTAAGTGCATCCGTTACTAATTCTTTTATTCGAGCAAGAACGGACTTTTCTGTATCTACTGCTTCAATTACTTTAGGGCGAACGACCATCATATAGCCGCCGATGTCGAGCATTTGTAGCACATCTGCAAACTTATACCCGCTATCAATCCCCGCTTGAATTATTTCTTTAACAGGACCAAGAGATAAGTTTTCTGATTTAACTAGAATATCTAATTCGGTTTCTACGGAATCAATTACTAATGGAGTACTCCATGTGCCGCAAGAGCAATTACAATCTTTTCCTGATTTAAGTATTTCTTCCATAATGCTATGGTGAACAAATAGTTGAGCATCGGAAGGTGTATCTGTTTGTGTATGTAATTTATCATGTTGAGCAATAAGCGTATCTACACTCTTAGCCATAATTGGTTTCTTTACTCGAACACGACCCATAATGGTTGGGACATGGACATCAGTTGAGGTCGGATTCTCTTTTGTGGCATCAGGAACATTGGCGTACAAGGCTCGTTGGTGCTTTAACGCTTCGGTTCTATCTTTATGGCATCCAACAGTAGTTCCACCTTCATCGACTACGGCAAAGCCTTCACAGTCGGCGGCGTTAGTTTCTATTGTGTATGGCATAGGTTTATTCTTTCATAACACAGGCGGTTGGAACATTAACAACGCCTTACTTATAACATCTTCTTTTGAAAGACCTGCTCTATCTGAGTCAAGTTGGACGAGTTCTGCATCCTTTACTTGTAATCCCTTTAGGGTTATATCATCTTCTTTGAAGTATCGGTTCCTAGCGCCGTCCCAAAATGAAATGGTTTCTTCATCTTCTTGCATTAAATACATTCCAACAAGTCTATTTCGACCTTGCTCTGCAAGAAAAGGACCGTAGGCAATCACTCTATCCACTTTACCAACGCCCCATAAAGGAGGGGTTAAAATTAAATCTTCTGTTGGAATCATCGCCTCCACTCCTTAGCCAAAATAATTACATCCTCTATTTTACGCCCTTCCCATTCTATTATGCCTAATCCTTTAAGTTTAGAGATAACCAATTCTCTATCCGTGGGATTGGTCGAAATAGTCCAAATATCTTTCATGTCGATAGAGTGTTGAAACATCATTTCAGTAGTTGTTGAAGGGTTTAGGATTTCGTCAAAAGTGTTAGGTAATTGTGTATTTCCTCCTGCTTTTGTTCGGAGATATTGGCGAAATAATAATGGATTTTTTACTCCATAACTATCATCACCGTAGCCATAATAATCCATTCTTCTAAGCAACGCTTCAGGTTTGAATACCATTGTTCCTGAATACTCTCCTGCATCTGCTAGTCCTTTTGATGAAGGGCGAACAAAAACATAATCTGCGCCACCTGTTCTAACATCAGTGCCTTCAGAGATGCCTTCACCTATATCGCCTCTAAGTTTTCTTTGTGTTTGCGACCTTAACTTATTACCCATAAAAAAAGAGGCTATCCTATCTACTCGGTCTTCTTCTGGAACATTATACAAGAGACCGCCAAGACTGTGTTTTATTGAATTAATATCTGTTTCTTTCATTATTGCTTTGGCTACCTTTTCAGGTAGTAAGAATCTTAAAGCACCATCTGAGTCTATTTCTAGTTCTACTTCATCAAGATTAAACTTATACTTTTTCATAATGAGTGCGACTTCATCATTTATTTCAACGGGGGCTTTTTCTAATGTATTACCAAACCTAGGATTAAATAAACTAATTAACTTTGCTTTTTTTAAGTTTTCTATATCTTCTGCTGAAGGTAAGCGATTAGCAGTAACGCCTAACTCTTTCATAGCCTTTGCAATTTGAGCAGGAGTTGCTTTTCCAGGAATCATTACTCTTACTAACCCATCAAAAGCGTAAGCATCTTGAGATGTTACAAATCGGATAGCAGTTCCATCGGGACGATATGCGGTGTATGTGTGAGAAGTTGAATGAGTATTAACATGGGCTCCACGAACGCGTTGCTGATTGTTTATATCAATCTCGGTAAAAGTAATTTCTTTCTTTACTTTTTTATCAATGACAAGAATTCCGTTATTCCCAGTCCATTTACCATCGTCTTTTGCTATTGACTTTTCGGCAGTTTGACTTAGCCGTTTTTTAGCACCACTTGTTAGTTTAAACTTTAGTTCAGTAAAAGGTGCACCATTAAATATAACATTATCGATTGCAACATTTAGATTTTCTATTTGTCCTGCATCGTATTGGAATGTACTTATCCCTGAGGCGTTAGTTTGTGATTGGCTTAACGCTTCTTGCGGACCCCTTAGGTTGCCGATAGGAAGTGTTGGTAATAGAGGTAAAGGTAAGTCCAGTATTGGTGGTGCAATCTTTGCAGGAGGCATAAAGGATTGAGCCAACTTAGAATCAGGTTCTAGTAATGAAATAGAACAACGGCACATAATATGAGCAGGAGGATTAAATACTCCGTTTGGATAAGACTGGTCCCATTGAACAGACTTACCATTCATCGGCATACAGATATCACAAGTGCGCTCATCTGTTGAAGTGCTCCATCGCTTTACTGATTTAGGCGAAGCCCAACCTTGTTCTATTGATTGCTGAAAACCTAAATACCTTCCATGATTTTCTGCCATAAGTATTTCTTGGCGAGCAATCATCTCACTTCTATACTTAATCATTTTCTTATACTGGCGGTCAATCATAATTCGACTTTGAGAGATAGTTAGTTTTCCTGCTCGTATTTGTTCATCTAGGTTATTAATAAACTTTTCATAACTTGCAACCTGTCGTTGGTTTAAACCAATAAATTGTCTAAGTTTGCGAGCAGTATCTTGAACCGTTACACCTTGAGTAAAAGACTCAGCAATAGTTGTACGGATAATGTTTCTTGTTGTATCAGTTACAGCAGTAACTAACTGAGCAGATTGATTCTTAGCCCACTCAATAGTTCTAGGGTCTGTAAAATCAAAGCGACCTCTGAATCCAATTTTAGGAAAGCCGCTACCGATGTTGTCTTGAATTACTTGACCAAAAGTTCCGGCGGTTGAATTAATCATTTGAGCACTTGCATCCCAAGGAAAGGCTTCAACAACTCTTTCTATATTGCGAGCGTCTAGTGCTTCCGATACAGCGTTACTCATAGCGGCATTTCTTAAGTCGCTATCGTGGGTACGGATAATCCGCGCCACATCTTGTTCCATTGGAGTTAAAGGAACATTAGGGCGTGGGTCGTCTTGGTCTCTTGCCTTTATTACGAAAGGCATTTAATCCACCATGTTCTCCGCTGGAGGCAAGGAAGCCTGTTCACGAAGATAAGCCTCCAACTTTTCATCAGGCATAAGTGCGCCTGCGCCCACAAGTTTCTGTACATAGTCGCCAAGTTCTCCCAAATCAACTGAAGATATTTGACCGTAAGTTAAGTAAGGCATAAGTTCTGGGTTCATGCCATTTAACTTTATAAGTCTTGGAATTGCGTATTGGTTCATAACTTCAGAAATAGATTTAGCAATAGCCTCTACGCTCATTGTCCATAAGTCCATCTTTTGTGAACCTAAAGCAAACGAACCAACCTTTTCGTGACCAAGAAGAATAAAGTCTGAAAGAACAGACATAGCAATTCTTTGGTCATAACGAGAAATAATTTTATCTGTATCAAACTGTCGTGAACCGCCTGAAGATAAAAGTTCTAATGAGAACATTTCATTATTGTTCTCGTCATACATCATTGGGAAGATAACGCCTTCTTGTTCATTTCGTTTAATGTTCTGAACGATTTGAGTTATCTCTGCTAATACTGCTTGTTGTGCCGCTGATGCTCCGCTTGAAAGATACTCAGGTGGAACTTTAGCCACAGGAAGTCCAGCAAGGTCGCGCTCAATTCCAATTGCTTCAATTTCTTCAATACGGCGCTTGTAATACCAAGGACGGTAACAGTTACGAAGTAAGGAACGACCTTCGGGATTGTTTTTGTTTACAGTTGTTCTAAATAACAAACCTTTATCAATAGGGATTTCTCTGAAGCCACCACCAGTTGGGTCAATTTGACGGAAGCCTTGGATACCGCCTTCAGGGTCTAACATCCAGTTGTTTAAAGTTTCTTGTGCGCGTACAGGGAACTTGCGCCATCCAATCTTTCCGTCAGAATGTTTTGAACGGCTCTTAGGGTCTTCAGTATCGCCGCCTCGTTTTTTATAAACAATTTCGTGGAATGAGAATCCATAAATTAACATTGTTAGAATTGATGCAAGTGTTTGGTCCCAAGAGTCGCTCATATCTTCTAAGCACTCATCAACAAAGTTTGCTATTTCTTCCGCTTCAGGCGAATCATCAAATGGGTCAATACGCCATTCAAGGCGAAGGATTACTTTTTCTATTGAGTAAAGAATTGAACCAATAACAGGGTCGTTATCTGCCATCTCTCGATAGACAAGAAGTCCTCTACG